GTGGGGGACATGGCTAAGAAGGTGCTGCAGATTGATTTGATGCCTTGGCAAATACATGCTCTTGAAGGGATGCTGGCGGTTGACGCTGATCAGAAGTTTGTGCATCGTTCAAGCCTTGTTTCGGTTGCGCGTCAAAACGGCAAGACGACAATCATCCAAGCGTTGATCTTGTTTTGGCTTGTGGAGATGCCCAAGATACGTGGCGGTAAGCAGACTGTGGTTTCGGGCGCGCACAGACTTGATCTTGCGTGTTTGTTGTTTGATGATCTGGCACCAATCCTTGAGGAATATTACGGCGCCAAAATTGTTAAGTCGTACGGCCGTTATCAGGCCACGATGCCAGACGGCAGCAAGTGGTGGGTCAAAGCACTAAAGCCAAACCAAGGTCACGGTATGAGCATTGACTTGGTGATCGTGGACGAGTTGTTTGACGTCAACCCCGACTCGGTAGAAGGCGGACTTTTGCCGGCACAGCGCGCACGCAAAAACCCTTTGGCGTGTTTCTTCTCCACGGCTGGCACCGAGGAATCTGTGCTGTTCCAGCGCTGGCGTGAGGCAGGCATTCGAGCCATTGACAAAGGCGAACCGTCAACGATGTACATGGCGGAATGGAGCCCAGACCCCAGCCTTGACCCGCTCGCGCCCAGCAGTTGGAGTTGGGGTAACCCAGCACTCGGTCACACGTTGGACATGGAAACAATTAGGCAAGAGTCAACGAACCCTGATCGCGCGTCGTTCTTGCGCGCATCCCTAAACCTGTGGGTGAGTGTTGTGCGCGGTTGGATTGAACCAGGTCGTTGGCCGTCGTTGGAATACCACGGCGAGGTTCCCAGCGGTGGGGTCGTGGCAATTGAATCGTCGCTGGACGACTCTAGGTATAGCGCAACCAGATGCGTCAACCTGTCAGACGGTCGGGTGCTTGTCACCGTTGCGTTTATTGCCGAGTCAATCACAGAGTTGTGGGACAACGTGCAGGAACTTGCCAAAGACCCGACGATCAGGTTTGCGTTGTCGCCGACTGTGGACGCAACCTGCCCGCCAAACATCGAGCGGCGTCGTGTCGTCGTTGGTTACGCCGAACTTGGACGGTTCACACCGCTTGCCAAAAACATGATTGCCGAAGCTCGACTGCTACACACGGGAGAAAAACTGCTCGCCGAACATGTCCAGCGCGCCGTTGCTGTTCGCACCGATAACACAATTGTCTTATCAAGCAAGCGATCACCTGGGCCAATTGAATTGGCGCGCACAATGGTTTGGGGAATTGGCATGTGTGCCCGTCCAGTCAATAGCGGAAAGCCCATGCTTGTCGCGGTAAATAACTAAGATAAACGCGGCGACCGCGCACCTTGCCTTTTGTCGGAATCGGATAAGTCATGCGCGGTTGCCACTTATATGACAAAGTAGGAACATGGCGATCTTTAACAAAACCAAAAAAGCAGCAATAAGCCCAGCGCCTAGCAAGGCAGCTGCGGCTGGTGGCTTTGCACCTGGTTACTCGTCGTCCAACGTCGGCGTCAACATGATCGGCCAGTACTACACCTACCGCGAAGGCGAAGCGCGCAATCAAGCAATCAGCGTCCCAACAATTAACCGCGCGCGCGATCTCATGGCGTCAGTCATTGGCTCAATGCCATTGAAAATGTATAACGAAATGTGGAACGGCGACGAAATGGAAAAGGTGTACATCGCGCCACGTTCATGGATACGCCGACCAGACCCAAATGTAAGTTTTCAATTCCTTATGAGTTGGACTCTTGATGACCTTATGTTTTTCGGTCGCGCGTTTTGGTACATCACGTCGCGCACCGCTGACGGCTATCCGGCATCGTTTACTCGACTGCCAGCAGGCTCAATCACTACGACCGATATGGCTGGCCCTGTGTGGTTCGCACCGTCATCGCAAGTGTATTTCCAAGGCGGAGAAATTGACCCAGCAAACCTTGTGCAATTCTTGTCGCCAGCGCAAGGTCTGATCTACTCGGCACCTGGTGCAATTGAAACCGCTTTGAAACTTGAAGCAGCGCGCAACCGTAACGCGTCGTCAAGCATCCCTGCTGGCGTACTCAAGCAAACTGGTGGAGAACCACTAAGCGCGCAAGAACTTGCTGATTTGGCTAGCGCGTTTAACGCCGCGCGAGCAACCAATCAGACTGCTGCGCTTAACGAGTATTTGACATACACAGAAACAAACAGCACACCAGACAAGATGCTGTTGATTGAAGCAAGTCAATACCAAGCTCTCGAATGCAGCAGGCTCGCCAATACCCCGCCATACCTCGTCGGCGTCGCTACTGGCTCGTACAGTTACCAATCAAGTCAGCAGGCGCGCGCAGACCTGTACCTGTTCGGCGTGAAATTGTATGCCGACGCAATTGCTGGCGCATTGTCAATGGACAACGTGTTACCGCGCGGAACATACGTCGAGTTTGATGCCGATGAATACCTAGAAGAAAACTTTATGGCCGATCGCATGGACGATGAAGAAGTAGTTGTAAGAGAAAACACTCAAGAGGAGATAGCAAGCCGATGATCAAATTAATCGCAGGAGAGTTCACACTTGACGCCGCCAAAGGCGACGCACCACGACGCACAATCAGCGGAACCGCCGTTCCCTACAACGTGCCGGCAACAGTTTCGGATGGAACAGCTGTGATCTTTCGTCCAGGCTCATTGCCAGTTGAGGGCAAAGCACCACGTCTGTTCCTCTACCATTCGGCTGAAATGCCAGTAGGCGTAGTGACGGAGCGCGTAGATACCGAGCAGGGAATGTTGTTTAGCGCAAAAATCAGCGCCACCAGCCTCGGCAACGACGCTTTGATTATGGCCATGGACGGCACAATTGACCAAGTTTCTGTTGGCGTAAAATTAACCAAGTTCTCATACGACGAAGCAGGAACCATGATTATCGAAGCAGCGGATTGGACAGAGTTGTCGCTCGTTCCGATCGGCGCGTTTGGTGACATGGCCAACATCGCCAGCGTCGCAGCGAGTATCCACCAAGAGCCAGAACAAGTAGTGTTAAATGAAGAAGTAGTCCCAGAACAGGAGATAGAACCCATGTCAGAAGTAACCGCACCAGCAGTTGAGGCAACAATCCCAACCGCGCCAATTTTTGCACAAGCTAAAAAAGAGTTTGTATTGCCAAGCGCAGGCGAATTCATGGCCGCTTACCACATCGGTGGCGACACGTTCAAAAACATGAACGCAGCAGTAGCCGAATATGCCGCATCAAAGCGCACCGCATTGCAAGCAGCTGCGGGCGATGTACTTTCGAGCGATACACCTGGCCTCTTGAGCACCGTCGTGCTTGGGCCCCTAGTGCAAGATCTCAATTTTTTGAGGCCTGTAGTAAATGCCGTAGGCGCTCGCGCTTATCCTGACAATGGTCAGCAAAAGACGTTTATTCGTCCAACCATTACCACGCACACAAGCGTTGCAACTCAATCAACTGAATTGTCAGCTGTATCAGCAACCACCATGGTGATCGCATCCAACTCCGTTGCAAAAACCACGCTTGCTGGTCAGGTCACTTTGTCAGTACAGGACATCGACTTCACTTCGCCGGCAGCAATGCAACTCATCCTCAACGACCTTATGGGCGAATATATGATTTCCAGCGATAATCTCGCCGCAGACAACCTGCTTACCGCAGCAACATCGTCTGGCGTTTGGGACGGCACCGTTGCCGACTTGTTGAAGTCGGTTTACGATTCAGCTGTAGACATTTCAAACGGTCGCAACTGGACACCAACTCACATGTTCGTCAGCCCAGACGTATGGGGTCAACTTGGACAACTTGCCGACACAACTGGCCGTCCAGTATTCCCATTCATCGGCGCAGGCCTCACGGGTCAGAACGCACTTGGAAACGCAACCGCATCATCTTGGAACGGAAACCCACTTGGGTTGCAATTAATCGTTGACTCGAATTTTGCCGCAAAGACCATGATCATAACTCGAGTGGGCCAAGGCCAAGGTGACGCATATGAGTATTATGAAGCAATTCGTGGACTCATGTCGGTAGAACAGCCTTCAGTTTTGGGTCGTCAAATGTCATTCCACGGCTACGCATCAACCTTCGCAGCAATCCCAGGAATGATCCGCAAGATCACCCAGGCTTAGTCGAGAGCGGGGCTACCGCTCATGGCTACTTACACAGTTACTAACAAGTACCTGATTGACAACTTTGCCGTACTGCAACTCCTGACCCCCAGCGAGATTGCAGTCGGCAGTTCAATCACGGTTGCTGGAGTTGACGCAACATTCAACGGCACGTACACCGTGCGCGCATTGCCACAGTATTTGTACGTTGGTACAGACACGCAAGGCGATCTGCTCTACGACTATCAGGTGCCAATTGCCGATCAGGTGCTATATGCAAAGACCGCAAGCGATGTCGAGCGTGTCGCCGCGTCTGGCACCGTGTCGTATGACCCTGTTTGCACTTGGGTGACGGCCGCGCAAGTCATGTCTTACCTTGGCATCACCATTGCCAACCCATCTGACGATTACACGTTGCTCACGCAATCGGTGTCGGCTGGGTGCCAGTTTGCGTTTCGCAGAAGGCAGGAGTCAGGCTATATAGACTCCCTAACGACCTCACCAGGTGGCGACGTCACATTGGGCACCCTGATGTACTGTGCGGCCCTGTGGCGCTCCCGTGGCTCAATTGAATCCACGTACGCCACGTTTGACGGCATGGGTTCGGCACCACAGCAAAGCCTGACCCCGATCGTCAAGCAGCTACTTGGCATTCCACGTCCAGCGGTTGCCTGATGGCATACACCGACCTGTTTAACGAAGCGATTGATGACGTCACGGCAACGCTGACCGCTGTATCAGGCTTGCGCGTAGTTAACGACCCAACCAAACTTGTGCCTAATTGCGTGTACTTGGATGCACCCAATTTCACTACCGCATTCGGCAACGGCAACATTGTGCGCATGGAGTTCCCTGTCAAAGTGATCGGTTCTGGGCCTGCAGGTTTGCCGGTACTGCGTCAAATTCTTGGCATTGTCGCAAGCGTGCTTGGGTCAAAAATTATTGTGATGGCTGGCCGTCCATCAAGCCTTGAAATCGGTGGCGCGCTGTATCCATGTTACGACCTTGATTGCGCCATTCAAGCCCAAACTGCATAATCCACTACGAGCATTACAAAATCATCTACTATCAAGAAAGCACCTAAGGAGTAAATATCATGGCGACAAGCACTTATCTTTCAAACCCTAAAGTTCAGGTTGGCGCCGCTATCGGCTCAATCACCGACATCACCGACCAAGTTTCGGCTGCAACGTTGACCGTCACCAAAGAAGCTTTGGAAGACACCGCATTTGGAAGCACCTCGCGCACAATGACCGCAGGCCTATTCAGCAACACGCTCACCCTCACAGTTTATGCGTCATACGCATCGAGCGAGTCGTACAGCGTTTTGTCAGCATTGCTTGGCACCAAGTGCACGATCAAAGTAAACCCAAATGACGCAACCGATAGCGCAACTAACCCTGGCTTTATTTTGACCGACACCTACCTTGCAGCAATTCCAGTAATCAACGCAAGCCTTGGTGAATTGTCAACTTGGGATATTGAGTTCCAAGGTGGCGTTTACAGCGTAGATACAACCGCATAATCAACGGCTCCAAGCCGACATAGGAGACACATGAAGATCAAGTTGCAGTTAAAGCGCACGCCTGACAGCGCGCCAGAGTTCTATTACACAAACTTGTTTGTGGTTACTGAATGGGAACGACTTGAGCGTCGCAACATTCAACAACTGTCTGCAAACCCGTTGTACTCGGATTATGTCTGCTGGATGCACACAATTCTTAAAATCAAAGGCGAGCAAGTTGGTGACAACTGGCGCGAATGGTTAAGCAAAAAC